GTGGCCTGAAGGTCGCTCTGTCGGTTCGCCGCATGATCATTCCGAAGGAACTGCAATTTACCGCAGAGCGCCTGATGAAATCGACCCTGCGCACCGAAACCGCAGACAACGACATCAACGCCATCAAATCGATGGGCATGGTCCCCGAAGGTTACTTCGTGAACCACTTCCTGACCGATCCGGACGCATGGTTCCTCATGACCGATGCCCCGAACGGCCTGAAGATGTTCCAGCGTTCTGACATTAAAACTGCCTTCGAAGGCGACTTCGATACAGGTAATGTTAGGTACAAAGCGCGAGAGCGATATTCTTTCGGCTGGTCAGACCCACGTGCAATTTGGGGTTCGGAAGGCTATACCCCAGCCTAATTAGGGGAACGAGAAAAGGGGCCGATTGGCCCCTTTTCTTTTATTGGCAATAGTGTATATTGCACGTATTCCGGGATTTTCCGGCGTATCTGACAGCCCCGGCTGACGACATGCAGACAGATACGCTTTAACTCGCATGTGAGGATATCAACATGGCACGTACTACCTTTTCTGGTCCGGTAGCGTCGGACAACGGTTTTCTTCAATTAAGCGACAACGACAAAGGCATCACCATCAAGGCCCCTGCGGCATTGGCGGCAGACTATGTTCTTACGCTCCCTCCTAACGATGGCACCAATGGCCAGCAACTGACGACTGACGGCTCTGGCGTACTGTCATGGGCTTCGGCTGGTGGTACCGGCACGGTTACTCAAGTTAGTACTGCAGGTACTGTAAATGGTCTTACCTTGACCGGTGGCCCTATTACTGGTTCCGGCACTGTTACGCTAGGCGGAAACCTTGCGCTTACCGCAGACACAGTTGCAAACCTAGAAGCCATTGGAAACGCAATTAACACCACCGGTAAGTACACCGGCAAGATGGTTGTTGTTTTGGCATCCGGTTTGATTTTTACTGCCTCTGGATCAACCGCAGGTTCCGTATGGCGGGCATCTGACGGCACCACTGTCGCCACGCCAGTCTAATAGGAGGTCGCCATGGGATACATGAGCGATTTACAGAGTACCTACCGCACGACGGATGGGGCCATTTTTACTGGCCGCACCCGTATTAAGGCGGTCTATGTCTCTCCTGATGCAGGGGTAGGTTCTGTGTCGATTACCGATGGTAACGCGGGCACTGTTCTTTACAGAATAGACGTTCCTGCGGGCAGTAGTGCCATTTATATGTCACTACCGGAGGACGGTATTTTGTTTAAAAACGGGGCATACGCTGATCTTACGACTGTCATTTCGGCAACATTCTTCTGGGCATAAAGGATCAAATCATGATGATGAAAATGAACAAGCGCCGGAAAAAATCCGGTATGAGCATGGACAAGGGCATGAAATTGGCCAAGTCCACCAAAAAAGGCATGGCTGGCGACGACATGTTGTCGATGGACTCGATGCCTGTGAAAAAAATGGGTGGCGGGATGATGGGTTATGCCGCAGGCGGCATGGTCAGCCCTCGCAAGAAGATGGCCATGGGTTACAAGGACGGCGGCATGGTTCAGATGGTTGAATCGCGTGGCAATGGCGCTGCGCGTGGCAAGAAGACCCGTATCTGCTAATTTATGCCTCGCAAAAGCGAAAAGCCGATTGCAACTTCGGTCAAGTCGGGCAATTTTCGCCCGACTAAGTCCGGGGCGGGGATGACAAAGCAGGGAGTATCTGCTTACCGTCGTGCCAACCCCGGCAGTAAGTTGCAGACGGCAGTTACAGAGGACAAGCCTTCAGCCGCTCGTGCGGCTCGAAGGAAGTCCTATTGCGCTCGTAGTGAAGGTCAGATGAAGAAATTCCCAAAGGCTGCAGCAGACGCAAATAGTCGGTTGCGACAGGCTAGAAAACGGTGGAAGTGCTGAGATGGAAGTCATGGTATGGAATACGGTGCTTTCAGTTTCCCTTGGCTTGATTGGGTGGATTCTGAAAGAAAAGTCGGCCGAAGTTCATCGCCTACAGGTGTTGATCAATCGCACTCGTGAAGAGATGGCTAAAGAGTATGTGACAAGGGATCAGGTCCATACGGATATCAACCGTGTTTTGGACCGGTTAGATAGATTGGAATCGAAACTTGACCGATTGATGGAAACCAAAAATGCCAGCTAAAAGCGCAAAACAGAAGAAGTTGATGGATGCGGCAGCGCATAGTCCAGCTTTTGCGAAAAAAGTAGGCATCCCTGTCAAAGTGGCGAAGAAGTTCAGTAAGACCAGTAAAGGTATGACTTTTGGCAAAGGTGGCAGCATTAATCGTGTAGGTGATGCGGTTACGCCTAGTCGTAGAGACCCAGACATCGGCAAGATGATTAAAGAAGTGCGCACACCTAACGTCAAGCACAGCGGAAAAGCTGGGCTGAATCAGAGTAGGTTTGGTGGTTCGAAGGGTACTAAGTATGCTTCGGGCGGCATGGCCAAGAAAAAAGGATGCTAAATGGCAACCTCCGGAACAACCACCTTCAATTTAGAGTTTGATGATCTAATTGAAGAGGCGTATGAGCGTTGCGGGTTAGAAAACCGCGACGGCTACGATATGAAGACCGCTCGTCGGTCTTTAAACTTGTTGTTTCTGGAGTGGGCGAATCGTGGGCTTAATCTGTGGACGATTGAGCAGCGTCAGGTGTCTATGGTATTTGGTCAGGCTGAATATACGCTGCCTTCCGATACGGTCAATGTATTGTCTGCAGTAATTCGTACGGGGTCTGGTCAGACGCAGCAAGACATTACGATTGACCGCATCAGCCAGAACGAATACCTGCATTTGCCTGATAAGAATACGCAAGCGCGTCCTGCGCAGTATTACGTCCAGCGTACAAGCAGTGCAAAACTTTTTGTTTATCCTGCTCCGGATAATTCGGAACCGTACATCTTTCGATACTATGCTGTTCGACGTATTCAAGACGTTGGGGCATATACCAATACCGCAGACATCGTGTTCCGCTTTTTGCCTTGCTTAGCGGCAGGATTGGCGTATTACTTGTCATTGAAAAAAGCGCCAGACAGAACAGTAATGTTGAAGCAGTTGTACGAGGAAGAATTTGCCCGTGCGGCGCAGGAAGATCGAGATATTGCTAGTGTGTATTTAACGCCTGACATAGGATATTGATATGGCGGGGTATGCAACAGGCAAATACTCGTTAGCCATATGTGATCGGTGCGGTCAGCGGTTCATGCTGAAAGATTTGAAGAAGGAATGGACGGGGTTCAAGGTTTGTCAGGAGTGCTATGAACCAAAGCACCCACAACTTGAGCCAAAGCGTGGGATTAATGAGCCGATTGCTGTGTATGAGCCGCGCCCAGATGTGATTTCTACAGTCAGGGTATCGGTTTGGCAGGGTGGGGATTCTACAATTGCATCAGTAGGAATGCAGCCTGCTCCAGTAGCAAAGCCATTAACGGCAGCGGGTGTTTTGAACAATGTAACGGTGGTCATATCATGAACTACACAGAACTGACCGACGCTATTCAAGAGTACACGGAGAACGAGTTCTCCTCCACACAACTTGACACAATTGTTCGTCAGGCGGAGCAGCGCATTTACAACACCGTTCAGTTAGCCAACCTTCGTAAGAATGTGGAAGGCAATCTGACAGCGGGCAACAAGTATTTGACTACACCTAATGATTTTTTGTCGGTGTATTCGCTGGCGGTTATTGATGACAACAATGATTACATATATTTGTTGAACAAGGATGTGAACTTCATTCGTGAAGTTTTTCCTTCAGGAAGCTACGAGGCTATCCCCAAGTATTACGGTATTTTTGGTCCAGTGACCAATCTTGCGACAGAGTTGTCTTTGATTTTAGGGCCTACGCCAGATCAATCTTACGATGTTGAACTGCATTATTACTATTATCCAGAATCGATAGTAACGGCAGACAATACGTGGTTAGGCGACAATTTTGATTCAGCGCTGTTGTATGGAAGCTTGGTAGAGGCGTACACCTTTATGAAGGGGGAGCCTGATTTAATGGCGCTGTATGACGGGAAGTATAAGGAAGCGTTGGCACTACTGAAGCAGCTTGGTGATGGCAAGCAGCGTGGTGATACGTATCGTGATGGTCAAATCAAGTATCCGGTGAATTAATGGCAATCACGCAAACATGGACGACAAGTTTCAAGCGGCAACTGCTGTTGGGCGAACACGACCTTGATACGGATGTATTAAAGATTGCCTTGTATACGAGTTTGGCGACGCTCGGTCCGGATACTACCGTGTATTCAACGACCAATGAGGTATCTGGGACGGGGTATACAGCAGGGGGCCTGACGCTGACGAATGTGACGGTGAACCAAGGCAATGGGATTGCTTACGTAAGCTTTGACAATCCTACATGGGCGGGGACATCGTTTACAACGGCGGGAGCATTGATTTACAACAGTAGCAAAGCCAATAAGGCGATGTTTGTATTGAATTTTGGGATGAACCAAACAACGGTCAATGAGAATTTTGTGTTGGACCTTCCGGCAGATAACCCAACATTTGCTTTGATCAAACTAGTGTAGAGGG